TGCGTGCGGGTCGAACTTTGAAGAGACGGTGTCACCTCGAGAAGTCCGCTGCCACTACCGTGAATGAGCCAGATCACTGGTTTCATGCTGGTACTGGGGTCCTCATTCGAGGATCACTCAAGCGCTCCTTTACCAAAGAGGTATGGGGCACTGCGCAATGGACTATTGCGCCGGATAGTCAACTTCCAACGTTAGGAGCCGGTGAGCTTGATAAGCTCTCCCGGTATCTCGCGTTGGGACTGACTAGCCATGAGGCACTGGCCACGGCCTGGGAATTGACTCCTTGGTCCTGGTTGATTGACTGGTTTTCGAACACCGGCGATATTATCGCGGCTACGAATAACAGTCTCGGACTTCAGTGGTCAAAGTTGGCTTTGATGCGACACATGTTTTCATGGGTCGACTGCAAAGTCAATCGCTCTACTTCTACAGCATGGGTCACTTTGGATAGTGACTATGTGCTGTATTATGAGCGTAAGGAACGATGGCCTGTCGTTCCTGTGATACCCTTTCCTCTACCTTCTCTTCCCATCATCGATGGTGGGAAGATGTCGATCCTGGCATCGCTGGCGGTACTCCGGCGCTAGCCGGGGTGATCGCAAACAGTGCCAGGGAGTCTCCCATGTTAGGGAACACGCTCGTTCTTCCACAGGTTGGTGGTGACATCACACTTGTGAAGATCAACCAGGACGCGTACTCTAGCGAGTACATGTTCAAGAACTCGACCTCCGAATACCGGGCCAAGATTCGTCATACAAAGACGAATCCGAAGAACGGCGGCGCGACTTATGATCGGCACAACTTTGAAGTTGTGCAGACCATTTTCGCGACTGCGGAGGTGGCAGAGTATCAGCGCAAGTTTTACTTTGTGCTGGAAGTTCTGCCTTCCGAGACCTCTAAAGATTTGCCGGACGCGGTCGCGGATCTTATGATCGCGACTTCGAACGCATTTCTCGTGAGTCTTCTCGGCTGGGAATCGTAGGGCTCGTCGCCCTAGATCGCGGCCAGGGAATGGTTGCGTGATCCTTAATGGCATGGGACATTTCGCAGGGTTAACCTACGTATGTCTAAAAGCCATGTAAGGGAGTTAAACCAGGTCTATACGGCACTTTTTCAGGATGCCGCATCGGCCTACCCGACGTTGGGGACGGAATTTGAGAGAGATCTCACCCGTCTCCTAAATCTCGTGGAGCATAGGGGTTTAAGAGTTTACCTCTTAGACCTCCCTGCTATCGCCAAGCACCTTGACAGGTGCCTAGCTAACGGCGAGTACAAACTATCCGGGTTGCCGCTTACACAGCGGTACTCGAATAGAGTAGTGATTCCGAAGTTTCTTCGGGGACTCTACTTACTCGTTTTTCACGAGAACGGTTGTTTGAAGAGAGACTATGACGTCCAGGCAATTTTCTTCCTCCGGCAAGTTTTGCTTGCTGCGAAGAAGGTGCCAATCGCTTGTAGCGATGAAAAACTCGAGGATGCAATCCAAGAGTTCGTGGACGTCGATGCTGGTTTACCCAGGCCGGAAGCGGTCTGGGCTAATCCCAGCGCTAGCCCGGTCGATTTCACGGAGACCTATCATGGTTTCGAAAAGTCCCCGCTCGTCATCGAACGAGCAAACTCTCATCCTAACCCTCATAGTGAGGGGAAGGGACGGGAGAAGTCTCTCCTGCGAAGGTTGGATTTTGTTTCCAACTTCGTCAGCGCCACCCTCGGATCCTTCGATCCGTCTGAGTGGTCGTTCAAGCACGGACCAGGTGCTGTTTCGGAAGTCCGTGGTCCAGCCAACAAGTACACAACTTGCTGGGCGAACTGGTCAGACTTCCTGGACAAACGATTCCCAATCTCCGATTATGGTTTCCATAATTATGGAGAATGGGCCTCTCGGAGTGATGATGCCAGGTATGAAGGAGTACGAGGTCCCGAAAGGGGCCTCCCTCATTCTCGCCTGGTGGCTGTCCCCAAAGACGCCAAAGGACCGCGGCTCATTGCCGCGGAACCCTGTGGCCATCAATGGTGTCAGCAATCTCTCTGGAGTTACTTCGGTCATAGATGCCGGGTATCCTGGATTGGTAGATCTGTTCGCTTCCGCGATCAGACTATTAACCAGGACCTCTGCGTTTCTGGATCGAAGTTTGGCTCTCACGCGACAATTGACTTGTCGTCTGCGAGCGATCGTGTCACCTGTCACGTTGTTGGGCAGCTTTTCAGGGCCAATCCGGCCTTGCTTTGCTACCTTGCAGCGTGTCGTACCCAGCGTGTTAGTCAGCTTATCAGCCGTAAGGCTCCTGAGCTGATAGAACTGAATAAGTTCTGCACGATGGGTTCGGCCTGTACCTTTCCGGTCGAAAGTCTCATATTCTTTTGCATAGCCGTCGCTGCCGTGTTAGAGACACGTCAGTGGCG